TCCCCGATTTATACCGAATCGGCGGATTATCCAAAGAGAGAGGCAGATTATGTTAGAGGATAAGTTCAAAGAATGGTTGGCCACAGTCGAGCTGACGTTAGACCAGAGAATACTCTCTGAGTTGTGCCTGGCACTGGCCAGAGATTTCGACAATAAGGCAAACACTTCAACCGCAGCTGAACTTCGGAAGACTTACTTAGAACTCAAGCGGACACTCGGCGATAAAGGCCAACACGATCCACTAGAGGCTCTGCTCAAACGCTAATGTCCAACAATTCCAGAGTTGTCAAAAAGGGTTTACGCGTTCCAAGTGTTTACACCAAGCCTTTGCAGGTGAACATGTTTACTGATGGCGATAAGGTCATCGAGCTTGTAAAGGTCGCTTGGAAGTCCCCTGAATCTCCTGATGGCATTGAGTTGGATGAGTGGCAAAAGTGGTTGATTCGGCGAATGTTGGAACGTTACCCTAACACGCATCCTAAGTATCCTGGACAACTCCGGTATAGGCAGATAGTAGTTTCGATGGGCCGACAGAATGGTAAGTCTTTACTGGGAGCGATTCTTGGTGTCTATGGACTGCTATTGCATCAGCAAGGTGCTCAGGTTATCTCTATTGCTAGTTCAACTGAACAGGCAAGAATTATTTATAGTCGGGTGCTCTATACGATTCAAAATAACGAGTATCTAAAAAAAAGATTCAAAAAGGCAACTGAGCAACGCGGTATCGTAACCGCTGATGGTTCTGCCAGGTATGACGTAAAGGCTGCTAAAGAATCTGCATTGCAAGGTATCCCGATGAGCTTGTGTTTGTTTGATGAGTTGCATATTGCTAAGCGAGGTATGTGGAGTGCTGCAGTTCTGGGTACTGCTCAACGTAAAGATGGAATGGTTATCGGTATTACTACCGCTGGCGATGAAACATCTGAAACACTTTTAGATCTCTACAAGTTGGGTATTCGAGCGGCTAATGGTGACCCAGAGTTAGAGCGTTTCGGGTTTTTCCTGTGGGAGGCTCCAGAGGGTTCTGCAATAGATAGCCCTGTCGGGTTGAAATGTGCAAACCCAAGTATTGACGCTGGCAGATTAGATTTGAATACTGTGCTCTCAGACATCAGGAGCATCCCTGAACATGAGGCAAGACGTTACCGGTTGAATAACTTTATTGCTGGTTCTACTCAGTCGTGGATTCCTGGCGAACTGTTTGCTAAAGCGGCTGGTGATGGTATCACTAAGCAAGAGGGCGTGGTTCTAGCGGTGGACCGAACTAAGAATTGGGAGTATGCCACTATTGCTGCAGCTCGCAAGTGTGAGGATGGAACATTCGAAACTGAATTGGTTGCAGGTTTTGCAGGTGCGACCGAACAGCAACTTTACTCTAAGATTCATCAACTATTCGACCGCGGAACTATCACTGCTATTGCTATAGATGACCGCCAGATGACTAACTTGGTGAAACGTCTAAAGACTGATGGATTACCTGTCTGGCCTTTGTGGACTAAAGAGATCTCGGCTGCCTGTTCAACTGTCTATGCCATGTTTAGTTCTGGAGTGGTAAAGCATCGTACTGATCCATTACTTGTCATTCAGTCACCTAAAGGCATAGCTAAATACACAGGTGAGACTTGGTTGATTTCGAGGCGTGAATCTTTGGGCGACATTGACGCTCTAATGGCGACTGTTATGGCTTTGTATGTTTCCGCGACACACCAGGATTTTGGAATACAAGTTTTTTGACTTTGTCGTTAGTGTGCTATACGTTCTTACTGTATGGCAAGCATTTGGCAACGCCTTTTCGGTAGAGATATAGAGCAACGCTCTGTAACTCCAGTTTGGCCTACCCGTTCCGACTATGGTGTATCAGGTAATCAGGCTCTCACGCTTACAGCTGTGTATCGTGCTATTCAGATCATAGCTACGCCTATCTCTAAGATGCCTATGAGGACTTTCAGGTATGCGACCGGTATTGAGGTTCCTATTGAGAACCCGATTCTGGTAAATAAACCAGACTATTCGCAAACTAAACGTGACTTCTTATTTCAGAGCGTAGTTTCATTGGCTTTGGATGGTAACGCGTTCTGGCTGAAGTCCTACGACTCTAAGGGTCAGGTCAATAACCTAACTTTGATTCCATCATCCTCGGTCACGATTCGCATGGATAAGGGTGTCAAATATTACGACTACCAGGTGAATCAGGACACTCCAACTGCAACCACTACTACAGACATTCAACATTTGAAACTGTTTAGCCAGGCAGGTTACTTACGTGGACTTGGACCTATTGACGCTTGCCAGAAAGACATTGCAGCTGCATTAGATCTAAGACAGTTCGCCGCAACTTGGTTCGGTCAGGCAGGTATTCCAACCGGTATTCTAAAGACCGATAAGCCTATCGGCCCAGAGGATGCTAACGAAATTACCGAGAGATGGCACTCTAAGCAAGCAGAGCGTAAAGTCGCAGTTTTGGGTCAAGGGTTCGAATGGCAGACAGTCCAACTAAACCCTAAAGATGCCATGTTCACCGATGTTCAGATTCAACAGGTTCAGGCTATCGCCAGACTGTTCGGTGTTCCAGCCAGACTATTGCTAACTGGTGTTGATGGATCTAGTGACACTTACACTAACTTGGTTGATGAACAGCAGACGTTCTACCGCCATACACTTATGGCTTACACCGATGCTATCTCGGATGCTATCTCAGAGTGTCTGCCACGTGGCACCAGAACTGAGTTCAACTTTGAGGGCCTATTCAAAGCCGATATGGCTAATCGTTTCAACATGTGGGAAACCGCATTGAGGGCAGGATTTATGACTGTCGATGAAGTAAGAGAAAAGGAAGGTCTAGTATGACCGAATTAGAAACACGCAGTTTTGAAGTCCGACTAGACGCTGAAACTCGCGAAGTAGTTGGATTAGCTGTGCCTTATGGTCAGAGAGCCGACATTGGCGGAGCCTATCAGGAGGAGTTCGCTCCAGGTGCTATCCGTTCAGTTGAGGATGTCAAACTGTTTTGGCAACACTCGGAGCCTATTGGCAAGATTCTTGAGGGTAGAGACACCGATGAGGGTTTCGAGATTCGAGCAAAGATTTCAGACACACCTAGAGGGCAAGAGGCTTACACATTGCTCAAGGATGGTGTCATCAACAAGTTCAGCGTGGGCTTTGTCCCTGTTGAGCAGACCAGAGACGGAAATGTGGTCACTAGAACTCTAGTAGATCTCAAGGAAGTCTCTCTAGTAAGTTTCCCAGCGTTCGCCGGTGCATCTGTGGCCGAAGTTCGTGAGGAATCAACCGTGTCCGAAGTGGCCGCGGATTCAACCCATACACAAGGAGAACAATCTATGTCTGAGAACATGGAATTGGATGTCCGAACTGTTCAAGATGAAGTGGCAGAAATCCGCAGAGAACTTGAACTGGTCAAGGCTCCAACTATTAGTACTCCAACCTTTGAGACGAAGTTCCGTTCTCAGGGTGAGTACGCTAAGGCTCTTGTAACAGGTGACAGCGATGCTGTTGAACTGTTCAGAGCTGCTACATCGGCAGATGCCGCACTCCGCCCAGCATTCATCGGGTTCATCAACAACCTGATCAACTCTGGTCGCCCAACTCTAAACGCATTCTCTGTTGCAGCACTTCCAGCAACCGGTCTAAGCGTCGAGTACGCTAAGGTAAACACCAACACCATCGCAATTGGCAAGCAAGCTACTGAATCAACCGCTTTGTCAACTGGTGATGTTGCTCTATCAACTGTTTCAACTTCTGTTGGGACTTTTGGAGGCTACGCCTTAATCAGCCGCCAGGCTATCGAAAGATCGACTGTAAACTACCTAGACGTAGTATTCCAGGCGATGTCTCTTGCTTACGCAAAGAAAATGAACGCCGAAGTAGTTGCTGTTCTTGCAGGTCTAACTTGGACTGGTAAGACATTCGACATCTCTGCTCTAACTGCAACCGCAGTCATGGGTGGAATCGCCGATGGTGCAGCTTACATCAACGCTCAGACTGGTCTATTCCCTGAGTTCATCGTTGCTGGAACTGTTGCTTACAAGCGTCTAGTTTCCATCGTTGACACCGCTGGCCGACCTGTAGTTCTACCTGTTGGTGCTGGTGTAAACAACATCGGTGGCTCAAACGTTCCTGCTCTAACTGGATCACTACTTGGCTTGCCAATTATCTGTGACCCTGCACTAGACAGCAAGACCGCTTACCTTGCAAACTCTTTGGCTCTTACTACTTGGGAATCTGCTGGTGCTCCAGTACGTTTGTCAAGCCAGGATGTCACTAAGTTGCAGGACTCTTACTCTGTTTATGGTTACGCTGCATTCGGTGTTCCATTCGAGGGTGCTGTAGTCAAGCTAAACACTGGAGCCTAATAAAACATGGCTGTATCGGTGGAGCAGTTTAGAGCGTATGTTGGCACTAAAGAGGTGTCTAGTTTCGTTGATGGGTGTTTAGCATCTGCTAATCAAATGGTCGCGAAGTTTGTTGGAACCAGTCGTGTTCCTACTGACGTACTAGATTCCGCTGTGCTTTCATGTGCATCTGAACTGTTCCATCGCCGGTCGGCTCCCAATGGTGTCGCTCAATTCGCTGATATGGGAACTGCAGTTCGTATTGCAAAGGATCCTATGAACGCGGCTAGAGAGATGCTATTACCCTTTACTGGTCCTGGACTATGACAAACGAAATTACCGCATCAAAGGCCGAGTTCGCTTTAGATCTGCAGACTGCAGGTTTAGAGGTCTTGGATTATGTGCCTGAGCGTGTAACTCCGCCCATCATTATCATGTCCGCAGACGGAAACTATTTGACCGCTGAAACAGTTAGCAGAGAATACAGGCTTGGCTTGAAACTGACTTTGGTTGCATCAACTGCAACTAATGAGGAATCAACTGAGGCTCTGGATGAACTTATTGCTGACACTGTTACAGCGATTCAACCGCTCGGCTATGTTGTCTTGAGATCAGTACAGTCCCCCTATCGTCTAGCTGCTAATAACGCTGAGTATTTGGCAACAGACATGACTCTGGATTTATCCATAACCCTATAAGGAAAACAAGATGCCAACATCAACCAGAATCAAAGCCACGAACATTGTGTTCAAAATTGGAACTACCGATTACGCGTGTGACGCTAACTTGGTGGAACTAACTCTGAACGATGCTCCTGGCGATGTTCAAACCTTTTGTGAAGTTCGCACCGGTGGCGAATGGAAGTTGCAGTTAGACGGAGTAACATCTGGCGACTCAACATCTCTATACCGCATTCTCTGGGCTAACTTTGGAACCGAAGTTGCTTTCACTATTGCTCCACAGGGCAACGCGACTGCAACCACTTCGGCCCCACACTACACAGGTACAGTCGTATTCGACCAGTTGCCTCCATTGAGCCTAAACAGCGGTGATGTCGTGAAGTTCTCTGTAACTTTGACTGTCAAGAACGCTGTCCACACTCCATCGGCAACTCCACCTGTTTACTATGGTGTAACGCTCAAGACCACGTAAGGTCTTATCCAGTGGAAACCGGAATTAGTGTTCAGAACCTTGGACTGACGATAAAGGCCATGAAGCAACTTGGTGCGGACCAAAAGTCTTTGCAAGAGCCAGGTTACTTAGCGGCTGAAGTTCTAATCAGGGAATCTAGATCACTAGTTCCGGTGAAAACTGGTGCCTTATCAGCTAGTATGCGACCTCGGCGTATTCAACGCGGTGGAAGTGTTCAAGCTGGTGGCAGACGTGTGCCTTATGCTAACCCAATTCACTGGGGATGGCTCGTAGTATCTACCGCTCACCGAGGAACTTTGAAACCTGGTACTTACCGCGGTATAAAACCACAACCATTCTTTAGTGAGGCATTAGGCTATAAGAAACAAGAGATTCTGGACACCTATGAAAAGGCGATGCGGAATCTTATTGACAACCTACCAGGAGCAAATAAATGACCACCAATATATTTGATTTCGAAAGTCTGACTTTAGATGAAGTTGAGCAGATAGAACTTATCTGTGGAACTTCGATAGACCAGATTCTGGATGCTGGACAACCTAAAGGTAAAACCCTAAAGGCCATCATCTTTGTAATGAAAAAACGAGAGGACCCTAGTTTCACATTGGAGCAAGCGGGCAAGATTAGTATGAAAGATGCTAATGATCTGTTTGTTAGTGTGGACGACCCAAAAGAGTAATAGCAGATAAGGCGGCCGAGCGTATGGCGTTCATGGTAGTTCATGCTGGCGTTAGCTTGACTGAATACAAGTCCATGACTTTACGCGAATACCAGGCTATAGCCGATGCTGTTAAAGATAAGGCGGAGTAATGGCACAGAATCTAGTTGTCAATTTTATTGGTAATAACCGCCTATCTAAAACCACTTCAGTTATCTCTAATGATTTGCGAAAGATGGGTCAAACTACCGATAAGATTTCGCGTGGCATGTCTAGGGCCCTTGGTGCTTTGGGTGTTGGTTTAGGTCTAACTCAACTTACTTCGGCCCTTAAAGAGGCGTCTAAGGCTGCTATTGAGGATTCTAAGAGTCAGGCACAGTTGGCCTTGGCACTAAAGAATACTTTGGGAGCAACTCAGGACACTATTGCTGGAGCAGAACGCTTTATTAGCAGAACTCAACTTCAGACTTCAGTATTAGACGATGAACTTAGACCTGCATTAGCCACAGCTGTTCGAGCAACCGGATCACTTACTAAAGGCCAAGAATTACTCAACCTAGCGTTAGATGTTTCCGCTGGCACAGGTAAAGACCTAAACACAGTCACTAAAGCGTTAGCACGTGCTCAGGCTGGACAACTTGGTGGACTTCAAAGACTTGTGCCTGGTATCAAAAAGGGCGATGACGCTATGGGTAAGTTGCGAGAGCAGTTTGCTGGTGCAGCTGAAATAGCCGCTAACCAAGACCCTTACAAGCGTATCCAGGTTATATTCAATGAACTTCAGGAAACTATTGGTCGAGCACTAGTTCCTAGTCTGCAAGAGATGGCTAAGTATTTAGCAAGTCCAGAGGGCCAGAAAACTTTACAGGGCATTGTCCAAGAGTTTGTGAATGTCACTAAAGCCATTGGCAACACCATCAAGTTCCTGATTCAAAACATTGACCTAATCAAGCAGATCATTACTTTGTTAGTTGGTGTTCGTATTGGCTACAGTCTGGTAACTGTCGCGGTCAAACTTTACACAATGCAAACCACTCTGGCTGCAGCTGCAACTAGGGCTCTAAAGTTTGCTATCGCATCTACCGGTGTTGGATTACTTATTATTGCTATCGGTGAATTAGCCGCTGCATTCATGGGTGCAACCGATGCGACCGATAACTATAACAAGAGCCTTGAGGGCATTCTAAACAATACTGCAAAACTGAAAAAGGCATCAGATAACGCGTGGGCACAGTCTTGGGTGAAACGTGGCAACTTCTACATGACCCAGGTGAAAGACAAAGCGGATGCTATTGCTGACGCTTTAAAAGAAAAAACTGATCGTATCAAAAAGGTTGCCGAGAACTTCAGGGATTCTATCGGGTTAGCCTTTGGCGTTACAGGCGAGGATGAGGACACGATGTTCGATGTGGACAAAGTGATTTCCAAGATGAAACGTATTGTCGATGCAGCTAGAGGTTTCAAAGTTCGCCTAAATCTGTTGGCTAAGCAGGGTGCTGGGCAGGATGTTATCAACGAACTCATTGGCATGGGTCCAGCTCAGGGTAACATTGTGGCTCAAGGGTTGCTACGCTCTGGCAGGTTGTCGGAGTATTTAGGTTTGCGTGGATCTCTATTCCAGACTGGTCAGAGTGTTGGGTCTGTTGCTGAATCTGTGGGCGATAGTAACTACACCATCAACATCAACAAAGCTAACGTGACTGCAGCGGACATTATCAAAGAGATTCGCAAGTTTGAAAAACAGACCGGTAAGAAATACTTTGCGAACTAATGGCTAATAACGTTTGGGATATCAAGTCGAATCTGCGGATTCAGTATTTGCCTACGCCTACAGGTTCGTGGACTTCTATTCAGGCCGACACCTATGAGGTGAGCATTGACCGAGGCATTCTTGTTGAGCGTGGAGTGTTTGCTAGACCTGATTATGGTATCGCCAACATGAGGCTAATCAAAAAGGATGTTTCGGACTTGGTTACTGGTCCAGCGTATAAAGCTAACATGCCTTTACGCATTCAATACCAGTCCCAACCTGACACTCAGCCAACTGTTTGGCAGTCATTCTTTCATGGCTTTATTAGTAACGTGTCGATGCAGTTCGATGTTGAGAGTCAAAAACTTAAGATTATGATTTCCGCTGATGACGCCACCAAGATTCTGATGAATACCCGTCTAACCAACTTTGACATTACAACTGGCACTGAGAGTTATCGTCAAATTATGGACCAGTTGGCTTTGGACATTGCTGCGGTTGACACGCGTTTCAGTATGAGCCAGTCGGGCACAGGTGCATCTGCGACCTATCAGGACCATGATTCGACTACTTGGGCTAACTTTGTTTCAGGCGAATTAGTGAATCAGGTGCTAGATGCTGAACTAGGTTGGAGTTATTCTGCCAAGGATGCTGGCTCACAGTATTACATGACTAGGTCCGATGTTGCAGCTAAAAAGACTGCCTGGAGTAACACCGAACTAACTGTGTCAAATGTCCATAGTTCATCTGTAGATCACATCTGTATGGATTACATCGACTTGATTTGGGACACTGATGGTTTAGTCAATTCTTGCTGGGTGGAGCACTTGGACACTAAACACAATACGACTAAAAAGAATACGACTTCGATAACTAACTATGGTGAGTGGCCAGCAGATTTCGGTATCGACATGGACATTGGCTCTAGCCCTTATACACGTTTGCAGAACTGGGCTCAGGCTGTAGTTGATGCGGCAGAACCTAAGCGTATTGCAGCTATATCTTGTCCAGCGTTAAGACGTGATGGCACTACATCTAAAATCATTGACCGCGAAATTGGCACTAAATTACAGGTCGAGTTTGTAGACCCATCTAACACTTCTAACAAGATTCAACAGGTCGCTTTGATTAGTCGTATTTCACATGAGATCACTGCCGACCACTGGGAAATGACAATTGGATTATGGAAAGGCATCTAATGCAGGGGGAAATCTGGATGTGGTTGGTCTCGGGTATTCTGACCGGTACTAGCATCACAGCTTTGTTTCGCTATCTAACTACTAGACGTTTCCAGTCGATTAGTTTGGAGCAAAAACTTCGGGCTGAAATGTTCGAGCAGATAGATAACTTAAAAACTGAACTCGCCACGCTAAAGGCAGAACTTGACCAATGGCGTGATAAATACTTAACTTTGAGTAAGGAATACAACAAGTTAAAAAATGAGTTCGACAAGCTAAAGAAAGATAACTAATGGCAAAAGAAACCGAACCTAAAGTAACCACTTCATGGGCTCCATTCCCGTCACCTGGACAAGTTCCTGCACCGGTTGAGGCTCCTGTTGAGGATGCTCCTAGTGAGTGAAACGTTTAGCGTAACTGATGGCCAGTTCAATTTGGAAATCTTGGCTGGTTCTACTTTTCCTAGTGTTGCTGGGGACTGCGAGTTTTATCCTACCGATAGCGATGGTGTTGCTTTTAGTTTGACTGGGTATACCGCGAAACTGCAGATTAGAGAGAACCCATCGACTACAGCGATCATTGACATTGTGCCAACTGTTGATGGTACTGCTAACAAGGTAGCGTTTAGCCTTACTCCAGTTCAGACAGCGTTGCTGACTAAGACTGATTATGTTTGGGCTTTGGAATTGACACAGACCTCTACAGGAAAGGTTCTAACACTGGTTCGTGGCCAAGTTATGGTTACTCCAGAAATAGTCAAATGATCGTAAAAGTTGTTATCCCAGATTCTATCTATGCCAGAGTGTATTTCGCTCGCGGTGAGCAAGGCCCACAGGGTCCAACAGGTCCAACAGGTTCACAGGGCCCTAGCGGTATCGTAAATGTTGATTCGCCTATAACTAATTCTGGGACTAGCACTGCAGCTAACATTGGTATCAACCAGGCACTACTCTCCATCACACCAGCACAGGTAACAGGCACCGCAGTTATCACTACTGACCCTAGACTGTCGGACACTCGCATTCCAACTGACGCATCGGTTACTGACAGCAAGATTACTGGCACTGGTTTATCGCCAAATAAGATTACTGGTACAGCGGTTATTACTACTGATTCGCGTTTATCGGATGCTAGAACTCCACTTGCTCACGCGGCCAGTCATGGATCTGCAGGTTCAGACCCGGTCACTTTAGCTCAGTCACAGATAACAAACTTGGTTTCAGATTTATCGGCTAAGGCTCCTAAAGACAGTCCAGTATTTACCACCAAGGTAACTCTGCCTGTTACGAGTGGAACATTCTTGGGCACTAACTCTTTAGGTGAAATCTATAAAGTAGGTTCTGCACCTGGTCTAGGTTATGTCCCTTATACTGCATCGGTTGGCGGTGGAATCGCATGGCAAAACCTTGCAACATTGGTCAAGACTGACGCGGCTAACACATTCACAGTCGGCGGACATCTTATAGATACCGGAGCGGCTGCAACTAAAGGTCTCACAATAAAAAGAGTTGCTGGTCAAACAGCAAATATGTTGGAGTTTCAACTACAAGATGGCACAGTCCTAAGCCGAGTAGATTCCAGCGGTGATATTTATGCAGGTCTTATTAGATCTAATTATCAACTAATGTCGTTTAGCGGTGGTGCAGCTATAGTTCCAATGATGGTACGTGGTGCCGCATCGCAGTCTGGTGATTTACAACAATGGCAGAACTCTGCTGGAACCATCTTGTCTTTAGTGAACTCTGCAGGATCATTTAGGGTTGCAAGCATTGGAGCTGTAGCATCGGGTAACGCTGCTTTAACTCCTGGTGGTGATACTAACGGATTCCTGCTAGCTACTGTGAACGCTGGTAATAAAGGATTAGTAGTTCGTGGTGCTGCATCTCAGTCTGCTAATTTACAGGAATGGCAAAACTCGGCAGGAACAGTCCAGGCTCTAATTAACCCATTCGGTGCAGCTGCCTTTGGTACCTCTAGCGTTCTTGGTCGCGTGAGTGTTTCAACTGGATCTACTGGAACTATTGGTGCTGTTATTCGTGGAGTATCTGGTCAAACCGCTAACTTGCAGGAATGGCAAGATTCAGCTGGAACAATTCTGGCTAGAATTGACTCTAATGGGAACCTTAGAGCCAACATTGTGCAAACACTTGGTGCTGGTGCAGATTTGCGAGAAGGCTCTGGTGGTGGTGGTTTAGCAACACTAATCAAAATGGGTTCTTTACCTGCTAACCCTGGTGCTAACGCTGGCAGACTTTACTTCCGTGATGGCACTAACGCTGGAACGCTAAAACTTGTTGTACGTGCAGGTGCAGCCGGTGCCGAAACCACTATCCTAGATAACATCCCACAATAAGGAAACTAAATGTCATTCAATGTCCCCGATGAAGTAAAGATAGCCATGCTAGAGGAGCGAATCAAAGCTCTAAACATAGAGGGTTATCAACATGAACTAAATAAGAAATCTGCTGAGGCTATTGGTAACGCTGACGTGGTTGCTCAGAGCGAGGAATCTATCGCCATCATTGCATCCGCTATTGCAGTTCACGAACAGGAACTATCCGATTTAGCATGACCACTCTGATTCATCCTGTAGATCCAAAAAAGATTACCGACACATTCGGCACACACTCCGAGTTACGTAAGTCTTTGGGTCTTGGTCCACATCGTGGAGTTGATTATGGAATCAAACGTGGCACACCACTAAAAGCGGTAGGCAATGGAACTATCGTAAAAGTTTATTTCAGCAAGATTCTCGGCCATGTAGTTGAACTTAGAACTTATGTGACAGCCGAAAAGATTAGAGTATTTAGTTACTGTCACTTGGATAGCGTGGACATCACTGAGGGAAGTAAAGTAAAGCAAGGCGATGTTATCGGTAAGTCTGGAAACACAGGCACAAGCTCCGGACCGCATCTGCATCTAATGTGTGGTAAAACAGATAACCTGGCTGTCTCCCCTGTTGAGGACCCTTTGCAATGGCTACCGAAAGTTGGAAAATAAATGAAGTATTGGATAACTAGAACACTTAGAGTTCTATCATTCGCAGTTGCTACCGGTATCGCGTTCATGGGTGCAGGTAACATCTTTGGCATTAGTGCAGTTGAATCGGCCGCATTCGGTGCAGCTGGAGCAGTCTTAGGATTAGTTGCCACTTTGTTATTCACTTATGCATCTAAGGCATCTGTACCTGACGAGGATTTCAACCAGGCAATAAACAAAGCCATCGAATCTGTGCAGTCCGACACGACTCCGAAAAAGGGTAGCAAAAAATCCTAATTTGGGTATAGTCTGACCACATGACTATTGACCACCAAATAGCCAAACTTGGCAAAGCCCAACTGCTCGGGTATTTTGAGCATGATTCAGATGAATGGCATGAGGCACGTAAAGGTGTCGCAGGTTCACTTATCAGCTCCATCATGGGGCATAACCCTTGGCGTTCTGCTTATACCGCTTACCATGAAGTTCAGGGTCTTTTAGATCGTGAATCTGATGGTCCATCCATGGCCATGAAACTTGGCACCGCCTTTGAGGCTCCTATCCGAGACTTGTGGGTTAGTGAGAATAAAGAATGGTTCAAAGCGGCTCACACTACAGGCACTTGGGCATCTGTGAAACATCCAGAGTTCAAAGCTAACCCTGATGCGATTATCGAATGGACTGATGGTTCTCTCACACTTTTGGAAATCAAGTTTTCGCGTAACCCGATGAATGAACTACCTCTGCACTATTACGACCAAGTCATGTGGTATCTGCATGTTTTGGGGTTGCCTAAAGGTATTTTGGTTGCCTGTGCTAATGGTGAAATCGTGGAGCATGAAGTTGAGTATGACCAGGCTTATGCACAGAAACTTGAGGACGCCGCATTGGTTTGGTTGGAGCACCTAAAGACTGGCCAGATACCTGAATGGGATGGTTCTACATCCACCTATGAAACAGTCCGAGAATTGTCAGAAGGAATCTTTGATGGTGACATCGAGTTAGGTGAACTCTATGAGGAACTTATAGCTGCTAAAGAGAATTACGATGTCGCGAATGACAAGTTCACTATGGCTAAGAGCAAAGTCTTAGATCTGATGAACGGAACTAGAGTTGGGCTTTACCAGGGTGGTAAGGTTCTACAACTGCAGTCCAGAGGGACTTCAGGGCCATTTATAGTATTCAAGAGAGGATGAACTTATGGCGTTTATGGATGATTATGTGGACGTGGCAGAACGCCTCCGCATGTTCAAAGACAAATACCCGGATGGGTCACTACAGCAAGAGAGCATTCAATTCATTGACTTTGCTGGTAAAAGTTGGGTGGTTTATACTGCTGCTGCTTACCGGAATCCTGATGATCCTCGTCCTGGGCATGGTACTGCTTGGGAGCCTGTTCCTGGTTCGTCCAATTTTAAACGTGATTCGGAAGTTATGAACGCTGAAACATCAGCTTGGGGTAGAGCAATTCTGGCTATTCTGGTCGCTGATTCTAAGCGTATTGCAACCAAAAATGAGGTTATCGCTAGAATGGGTCAAAAAGGCTCTGTGAGCCCTGTACAGGACTTTTTAGCCGACGCCCATATTGCTTATCAAAAAGGTGATTTAGATGCCTTGAGAACCCTATACAAGACCGCTAAGAGCACACGTGGAGTTACTCCAGACCTATTGGTGCAGATAGAGGACTTGGCTAAAGGTCTAAAGAAGTAAAATGCCCTCCAGCCGAGAGAGGATTCGACCAGAGGGCTACGCTGAAAAGCGTTTAGGGACAACCACCTGTCCCAAATCCAAATCAAGCAGACACTTTAGAGGAGGTCAAGTTTGAGTGCAGAATCATTTACAAGCGTGTTGCATCACAGTAAAGCTGTGGGCACCGAAAAAGTTATCCTAATGGCTATTGCCTGGCACATGTCAGACACTTGGAACGAGGGAGCATGGCCATCACTGCAACGTCTAGCTGCGTACGCTAACGTGTCAGAACGAACTGTAACTAGATCCATAGCCAAACTACAAGAGTTAGGTGAGCTCGATGTGGATAGGCATAATGGCAAAAGTTATGGAGGGCCTAAAACTAACCGGTATTGGGTTCTGGTTTCATGTCCAGATGGTTGCTCTAGGGATTCGTGGCATCGCCCTTTAGAGATTCCTGAACTCAATTTGGAGCCTGTGGATAACTTGCGACACACCTGACATCTGTGACCTGAATAGGTGACATCTATGACCGCAATAGGTGACATCTATGACCGCAATAGGTGACACTGTTGTCAGTTAAAAAACAATATTAAAAACAATATAAAAACAATTAAAAGTATTAAGCGAAACCTTGTGGATAACTTAGTATGATTAGCATGAAAGAGAGGACCAGAAATGGCTATCACATTAGTTCAAGTAACAATTAGTTCAACATCAAAAGAGGGCACCTACGCTAACAGAGTGTTCAAAGGTTGGGAAACCTACAGCATCAACGTCAAAGGCGAACAAATAACAAAAAAACGTCTATGGACATTCTGGTTGGAAACCGCTGCAGATCTCAACAAAGGTGACCTAGTAGAGTTCCAAGGCGAATTAGGCACTAAGGGAGCACAGCTAGACAAAGATGGCAAAACCTATCTCGTAGTCGAACACACACTCAACAACCCGACAGTAAAAGTGATCCACAAAACTCTGCCAGGTATCGAAACACTCCCACCATTACCAGTATCAGCCAACGAGCAAAGTCCGTTCTAATGCACATCAGGGTTTATGGCACACCAGCACCGCAAGGTTCAAAGACTGCTATTGTCCGAGGTGGTAAAGCCATCATGTTTGAGGCAAGCAAAAAACTCGTCCCCTGGAGAGATGCTTGTATCATGGCCAGCAAGATGGCAACCACCGAAGCACCAACACCACTAAATGGACCACTAAAAATCAAAGTGACGTTCTATCTGGAAAGACCAAAATCAACACTCAGGGATTACCCTAACAATGCTCCCGATGTGGACAAGCTACTTAGATCAGTATTCGATTCACTACAAATCGCCGAAGTAATAAACAACGATGGGCAAATAGTAGAAGTCGATGCAATAAAACTCTGGAGTAGCCCAGAACATCCGCCCGGTGCAGTAATAGACATAAATGGAAAATGATACGCGAAACCTGCAGCTGTGGAGCCGAGTTCGAAACTGACCATCCAGACCAAGTGGATTTAGTGAAGTCATGGCGGAAATCGCATAAACATGGGGAACGTATCAGCCCTAAAGATTCCAGCACTCTATCCAACACCGATGTGGCCCTTGGTTTCCAGGCTATTTATGACCCTTTAGACGATAATAACGATTAGGTAACAAACGCTCGACACGCCTATACAAACCGAAACCACAGCATTACTCTGAACTTGTAAGCACAACCGCTTACCAAACGAGAGGACAAAAATGCAATTCGCACTAGCAGGAATCCTAATCACATTAGGCGTATTCCAACTCATAGAACTACAAGAAAAAAACCCGCAAGCCGGATGGACACTAACACTAATTGTCGTAGGCATGTGGGGTTACCTAATTTGGCAGACCTGGAGGACTAAAGGAAAATGAGTGACCTATTCTTTGCCAGAACAAGTGATCCAAACACGTCACATCAAGCAGCCGCTAACCTCAACCACTTCAACATGAAACCAGCGGAGCAACTTATCTATCAGCTACTCAAAGGTCGCAACCTAACTGACGAGGAACTAATAGCCGAGTATCAGGAAACAGCAACACTAACCAACCCGAAACTGCAACGCTCACCATCCGCCATCAGAACACTTAGAGTGAAAATGTATCGCGATGGATTACTGCGTGTTGTTGGTGTAGGTAAATCAAGCTCAGGTAACGCTATGCGTATCTGGACAACATTGGAGATCTAAATGTCAGAACCAACAGTAAAAGACTATTCCGAAATCTACAGACTCGGTCAATCTGATGAACGGGAACGCATCGTAAAAGCCTTACAAAAAATGTTGAATTACTACAAGCAAAATTACAATGTCGTGGAATCATCAACAATTTATGCGGCAATTCTTGAAGTAACTAGAGAGGAAAAGAAATGACTAAACCATTCACTAAAGCACAGTCACTAGACATCGCTGAAAAAGCAGCCATCATCGCAAACACAGCGTTCCGACTAGGCATGGACACAGCAACCACCAAAATCGTTACCTACATCAAAGGCCAAAGATGCCTCGAATACAACGACACAGGTGCATGCAAACATGACAACTGTTCACTACTAACCGACATCATCGCTTACGCGAACCAAGAGGGAAAACATGAACCATCTAACCAAGCGTGAGCAAGTCGCATTCCTAATCAACCTGGCACTCGGTATCGGAATCATCATCGGAATACTCTGGGCCATCCTGTATCAGCAACAGCTTGAAAACTGTTGGAGCAAATACCAATTCGAGAGAGAGGCAATAGAAAACTGTGAGCAACCCAACAACTAGCGACAGCGTACCCATGACTACATGCAAATGCATCCATGGATCACGTCTAGTTATGACCAGAGAATACCTAAATGACCTACTCAGGTTCAAAGCAAACCACGAAAAAGATAAACTAGTGGCAAGCATCATCGACAACCTAACCACCAAAAAGAACATGTATTTCCAACAGTCACTAATCGGCGGAGCAACATATTTCAGCCACAAGGTTAGATTCATTGAGGAAATCATCAAAGAGATCGAGGCAATAAATGTCACTAAATGACAGAGAAATGACTAAGTTACTGGAGCATCACGCTACAGCTATAACCACTATGACAGTTGCAAACATCGAGCACCTAATCATGAACCTAAAAGGCAACGAGGACCCTAACACCGAATACTCACGTGGTTACCGGGATGCAATAGAGATCATGTTGATTAGACTTAGACAACTAAACTCAGCATTAGCAATTAGGAAACCGGAGCAACCAAATGAGTGACTGTGAATGCGAAAACATCGAAATCTGTGAATGCGGTCCACAAGAACCCAAATGCTGTCCAGCCTGTGAGGTGTGCTAATGACTAATCCACAACCAGAATCATGCGACTGCGAAATCATAGAGAACTGCGAATGCGAAACACCACAAGACTTCTGTTGCCCAGCATGTTACGAGAACCGCAATGGCTAACTGGCATAGTAGTCCTGAATGGGTCAAAGCTAGAGCCTACGCTAAGACAGTCCTAGACCCTGTATGTGTACGCTGCAACAAAGACCTAGAGGGCAACGACTGGACAATAGATCACATCATCCCATCAGACCCACCAAACCACGACATAAGTAATCTGCAGTCGATGTGTCGTAGATGTAACGGGTATAAGTCTGATAGAGTAATGGAACGTGTCGCTTTCACCAGCGACCGATGGCAATAGTCCTGAATAAATGAGCCATCAGAATAGCCCTATCATCTCTTGTCCTAGGTGGTAGGGTTTTTTCTATGGGTCGCGTTTTAT